TTGCTTGGCCAGAAACTAGTATTAATAAATCTTTCAATCATTTGTAATTGTTCGTCGTTAAGTGATTTTAACATCCTTTTGCCTGCGTTGCAACCTAACAACAGCCATGGACTTATCTTTCCCTGCTGTATGTGTTGCACTGCCCTGTTGGTGTTGACCAAACGGAAGTAGTCACTCCATTGTGCGTTTTGTTCTGTTGCCCAGTCCATCATTGTTGCAATACTCCTCTGTAGTGCGGCCTCCACAGGTTCCGATTTTAGTGCTTCTATGAGATACGTTTCGTACAAGTCATCCCTGGACCAATGATCCAACTTAATTTTTGATCTCAACACAAACTCTATGTACTTCTCTGGATACAGTGGATTAATATGCATGATGAAACGGCCGAACTTTACAAAGGCATTGTAGTACGAACTCTTAACGAAATCATCGTACGTCTTTGTTTTTGAATTGTGTTGATGTATCTGATAGAATCTCTGGAACACCATGAACGCATTCACCACCCATTTTTCATCTCTTTGCAGATATCTCCTCTTGGGCTCGCACAGATGTACTTGTAGTGTACGTTCTTTAGCAAACTCCTTGCCACAGTATGTGCATTTATTTGTCGATGCCATGTGCTTCTATCAGTTCCTCTAGTTCCCTGTCTGTGATCACCTTGTCCAACGTCTCTAGATCTGATTCCTTCCACGTGGGGTATATTTGTTGCAGTTTTTTAAGACTCTTGTTTGGCACACGTTTCATGGGTTTCAGCCATGGATGAAACTGCTGTGTCTCCGCCCCACACATAGCAGTCAGTGTCCATAACAGTTTCTTGTGTTTACCCAATGTAAAGCAGTGCTTGTTCACACACTCGTTGACCATTTCTATGTAATGTTCCACGTAAAAAGGATCCTTGGATGACACACTGGAAACGTATCTCATCAGCATATAAGGTGAATACAAGGATTTCTCCTTCTCGTCTATCCTGTCAAAATAATCTTTGTTCCTGAAGTCAACGGCTTTTAATCCGTTCCTTAAATCAAAGAATTTTCTATTTTTTTCTACTGGCATATTTTAGTGCAAACATTGTGCATTCTTTTGCTGTTACAAATGTTAATTTTATTTTATTGTGTTTGTGTTGTAAACCTGAAAATTGGAATTTGTGTTTTTTCATAAAGTCAAAGAAACTATACATCCAGTCCTCATCCATCCACACAGCGATCTTGTTGCTGGTTATCATGATGGGTGCGTCTATTGTGATTGACTTCCTACCAGACGGAGCCATAGTCCACCTGTTCGCATTGCCTCGAGATGTCCTTGACGAAGTAAGCACACATGGGTTTTGGACCGTTGTTTAGCGGAACGGCCAGCATCTGTCCTGTTTTGATTTTCGGGAAGTACCATTTTACTTCCGTGTAAATGTCTACCACATCTATAGGATAGAAATCTGGCTTTGGACTTGATAGAGGATTGAAAGTGAATGCGTCAAACCCTCGGTCATTTAGACTGGTGATTGGCAACACGTGCATCTCGGATTGTCCTGCTTCGCCTATAAGCATTTTCCAATCCAACGGCATCTTTATCTTGTGAGGACCAATTTCCAACACCGCCGCCGGTGCATTGAAGCTCTCGAGGAATATCAACGGTATGTAGAAGAAATCAGGATTGGCCGGATCGGAATTGTCCAGTACAGCAAACCTTAAATTCTCATCTACCCATTCTGGTATTTTCTCTAACTTGTATGTTCTGTTATCCAGTGTAAGGATTTTCATAATTTATCTTTTCTATATTATACGGGTAATTGGCCTCTTTGTAAAACTTTTTCCTTGCCCCTAGATGTCTTTTTGCAAACTTGCAACTGCTGGTAATATCCCAGATCTGTACACTGTCCTTATCCTCGGCCTTCCTGATTCCACGTCCTATACTCTGTATGACCCTGACAAACGACTTGCCAGGTTCTATGAGAACAAGATTAAAAATCCTAGGAATATTAATACCAACAGAGGCAACTCCATATGTGGCGATAATAACTTTATTTGTTGCAGTAGATATTTCATCATATTGTTCCTTCCTATCTGTGTTTTTGGTTGATCCTGATACGAACACCGCATCGTCTATCTGTTCTTCTAATATCTCCCCGGCAGAGATCCTGTCCACAAGTATCAGCGTGTTGCCCGAACTGGATATGTCTTTAATCGTGTTGGCTACCCATTTCATCCTTGTCTTGTCCGTGGTCAGCCATTTCAGTTCTTCTCCGTAGGTCTTGAACTGTGGATGATCCTGTGTCTGTAACACATTCACATGACAGTTTGCCAACACACCTTTGTCTTGTAATTCGCTGGCCTGTATCCTGTTGGACACGTCACCTATGCTACATTTCAAACCCATGAATTCATAATCTGCTTTTGGCACAGTACCTGTGAGACCCCAACGTATGCCGCAGTGTGCGAATGGTCCTGTCAACAATCTTTTCAGTACATCTGCTTTGGCCATGTGCACCTCATCAATTATTACTGTGTTGATGCCTTGTATGGCCTCCAGAAAGTCTGTTGTGTGCTCGTCCTTGCTTTTCTTTTCTAACACATTTAGTGACTGCCATGTTGCAATCGTGTTGAACCTACCCAACTCTTTCCTGTCGCCGTAGTACACACCCACGTCTAAGTTACAAGCAAGGAAGTCCTCTTCTGTCTGTGTGACAAGACTCTTGTTTGGAACAATGGTCAGTGTACGACCGTAAGGTTCAACCAATTGGCACAAGGCCGCTGTAATGATTGTCTTACCTGCACCAGTGGCGATCTCCTGTATGCTTTGTGGATGTTCTATGAATTTGTTGATCGTCTCTACTTGATAGTCTCTTAGTTCTATTGGTTGTCCTGCCACAGGATGATTCTCGGGCCATTTTATATGTGACAGATAATTCTTATCAACTGCTTTGAATTCAAAGTTGTGTTGTTCTCTTTTGTCCTCAACATCTATGTATACACCACCCTCGTCCAGTATGGGAAGTATTTGATCAACCAGGTTTAGATATGTTGTACCACCCAAACCAAAGAATGACACTTTACCGTCCCACCTGCCTAACTTGACTGCAGGAAGATGTCTAGCATATGGTATCTCGTATTTGAATTTGTTTGATAATCTCTTACGCCATTCGAGGCTTAGGTTCTCGAACTTCACATTCACTTCATCTTTTATTACTAATTTACAACTGCTCATATTTAAAGTTTTACTATAACGTGATCATGCCAATCCCAATTACTCGGTTGGTGATCACTATAATACAACTTTTTTGGAAGATTTTCAAGCATTCTTTTTAGATTGTCTGTGCCAGTGGCATAATAACCACCACCTAGTGCGACCAATGATGCCTTTGGTTTTACCTTGCTCTTGATCAATGCTCTTGGTATCCTGTTTCTCACGAATATAATTTTTGTTTGTTCATTGATTAATTTAAACTGTTTACTCATTTGATGTAACTCATACAAGTTTTCAAAGAACTCTTTTGATTTTTGATTATCTAGGAGATATGTTCTTTCGCTGTTGAAACGTTCCAGGTCCTTCTTATAGATAGGCTCTTTCACATCAAACCCCCAACTACATTCATTCAATAAGTCAACACCGTGTGCCTTGAATGCGTTCATCCATTCCCAGAACTCTTTTACATCGTCTTCCATGTGAATGTCACCACTCACGGGCATTACTAGAGGAAAACAATCCAATTCTAGCAATCCCTTGACAACTTCTTTCTTGCTGAATCCCTTTGAGTCTATCCACAACTTGTGGTAATTGTTGTGTGCTACTTTGTAGGCCACCATGGTCTCTGCTGGCACGTTGATGCCCTTGGTTGATATGTTGAAGTTCTTCAACGAGTCCACTTGTGCCAATGCAGTTTTATCTTTTAGATTCTCATTCCAATATTCTTGTAGTGGTTCGGGTGCATTGTCCAACACAACCTCACCTGCTATCAATCTTGCTGTGGGTTTACGATGTCCTATTATTTCTCTTTTAATTTCTTCGTAATCGTCCAGCAGACTATCGTCCATAAACTTGAAATCATATCTCACTGCAATCAATGTTAGGTAGTAGGCAGTGACGTCGCTGTGTTGGAAGGTCCACTTCTTTTTCTCACCGTCATACAGTGCATACATTCCAGGCAAGTCACGTTTGTCTTTCATGCAACGTATCAGTTGTATCACTTTCTTGTTGTAAGGGAATCTCATCTCTATTCTTTCAACGTTGTCCTCATCTGTGTACTTCTCTATAACTTTGTCAAAACTGATGACACGGAAGTCGTCATCATACACTGGACTATTCAGTAAATCCTTGATGTCCATGCCGTGTGCTTGGAATTTGGTCAGGTATCTTTTAAGAATTACCAGTGCTAGTCTGGCCTGTTTTTCTGTCCATGCATACTGTGATTCTGCCAGTGATCTCACTGTGTCATAATCTTTGGGGTGTGGCTTTATCTGTGTCTTCTGCGTCGATAGGGGATCTGTCCAGAAATAATCATTATATGCTAGTATTTTGAGTGCTTCGTTAATGGTTTTTGGCAAATCTGTGTGCATTTTTATACCTGGTAATTTAGATAATTATTAGTATATTATAGCACAATTGGTAATGTAGTCAACCATGAAAAAAACTAGTAAAAAGACTGTCACAGTCCGGAAACAATTGAAAATCAAATTGGAAAATACTCTGACTAGGCGAAAGAACGCCAGGAACTTCAGACCCACACACTCTATAATGGTCACTTGGTTCAAGCATCTCAACAAGGGATTGTTTGGAAATAAGTTGCCCTCAGTGCCCATGTACCTGGTGAGAATGAATGCCGACTGGGGTAGATGTTGGGCGAACTGGGATAACAGGAAGTGTAGGAAAGGCACATACGATCAGAGTGTGATACCTTATGATAAGACTGAGGTCACTTTTGCAATAGAGTTACACAGCAAGTATCCGACCTTTCGAGACTTCGTGGAAACACTGGCACACGAGATGGTGCACCTATACCAGATGACGGTGCTGAAGGATCCTTATTCGAATCACAACGCAAACTTCTTTGC